TCAACAACACAGACAAAGTATAATGACACAGCAATATATTTTGATGGAAATGGTGACAGACTAGTCATTCCATGGGAAACTGGTCAGTGGTTAAATCAAGCTTTTCCTTATACTGTTGAATTTTGGTTCTATCCGGATTACAACTATAACAGGCAATACATTCTTGGGCGTAACTCTGGAAACTTTTTTAGCTTAAAATGGGATGGATCCGCCACTAAGATTGAAGTTGATAAACAAGGTGTGGGTGTACAGATAACTGCCTCAGAGACATGTGCGCTTAACGCTTGGCATCATGTGGCAATGACGTATGATGGCACAACCACTACATTGTGGATTAATGGTGTTAACGCTGGATCGGCTTCAGGTACTGGTGGACACAGCTCGGGAGATGTAACAATTGGATACTATGCAGCTACCAGTACTTCTAGTTTCCGAGGATATGTCGAAGACTTTAGATGGACGCAGGGTGTTGCAAGATATACCGCTAACTTCACACCGCCAACAGATGCACTTGGTTTTGAAAACGCAGAGTGATCTGAACTTTAATCTTAGACCAAACTAGGTATAAATAACACTATAGAGTAAAATCATAGTGTTATTTTTTAGCGCTATAATCGGAGATACCCAATGGCAAATTTTCCACGGAGTGCACGAACTGGACAAACTCATAAGAAGTTTGGTCGTAGATTCATATATTCCGAAACCACTGAATCGTGGACCCCAATATCAACACTTGCATCAGTAGCAGAAGTTCGCACTGCTGAACAAGCCGTATCTGCAAGTAATACAACCACATATCAAACCGCCGTAGAATTACCATTGTCCGGCAATACTGCTGGTGCAATGGCATTCGTCGTAGAAACAAATCGACTGTATCTATGGAGTGGTACAGGATGGTATAATATCGCAACTATTGCAGGAGCATCTTCATCTATCTCTGGTGCAAACAGTTCTTATACTTTAGCTACTGACGGAACTCCAACTGTTATTACATTGAGTCAAAGTGGATTGACTTCTCCTACATGGTCATACGAAGTTACTACAGGATCTCTTGGTAGAACTGCTACAGTAACACAAGCAGATAATGTTTTTACAATCACACCAAGCACAAGAGCGAGTGATATTGGTTCCTTTGGTCTGACGTTTAAAGCGACTGATGGTTCAAATACAATTGTCACGTCTAGTCAGTTTACAATGAGTAATACTGCACCAGTAATCGGTACTGGTCCTAGTGCGACTTATACATTGGCTAGTGATGGAACACCTACTGTTATCACATTAGCTGCAACCGATGCCGATGGTCACGCAATCACTTGGTCATATGAAGTTGTTAGTGGATCGTTGGGAAGTACAACGGTCACCAATGTCGGATCGGTATTTACAATTACTCCTAGTACAAATATTAGTGACGCTGGTGTATTTCAGTTGAGATTTGTTGCATCTGACGGCGCTGCATCAGATACGGATGTTGCAGAGTTTACATTGGCATTTGGTCCAGATTGGACTACTGCAACCCTTCTGCACACATTAGACAATCCGAATGCTTATGGCACAAGTGCTGGTGATGATTTTGGTCGATCCATTGCAATAGATGGTAACTATGCAATCGTTGGTGCAGCATCCGAAGATGATGCTAGTGCTAGTACTTCAGGTAAAGCATATATCTTTAACGTTACTACAGGTGCATTAGTTCATACGCTAGATAATCCGAATGCTTATGGCACAAGTGCTGGTGATCAATTTGGTTCCAGAGTAGCGATATCTGGTAATTACGCAATTGTAGGTACTTATTCTGAAGATGATGCTGGTGGTACTAGTTCAGGTAAAGCATATATCTTTAACGTTACTACAGGTGCATTAGTTCATACGCTAGATAATCCTAATCCTTATGATACAAGCGCTACTGATCAATTTGGTTACGCATTAGCGATATCAGATAGCTATGCAATCGTTGGTGCTCATACTGAAGATGATGCTGGTGGTGGTAATTCAGGTAAAGCATATATCTTTAACGTCACTACAGGTGCGCTGCTTCATACATTAGATAATCCGAATGCTTATAGTACAAGTGCTAATGATCAATTTGGTTTCGCAGTAGCAATAGATGGCAATTACGCAATCGTTGGTGCTTATGTTGAAGCTGATACTGGCGGCATACGTGCGGGAAAAGCATATATCTTCGATGTCACAACTGGAGCATTAGTTCATACATTAGATAATCCAACTGCATATGGCACAAGTCAGAATGATTACTTTGGCTCATCAGTAGCAATATCTGGTAATTACGCAATTGTTGGTACTTATGCAGAAGATGATGCTGGCGGAAACACTTCAGGTAAAGCATATATTTTCAATGTCACTACTGGAGCATTGGTTCATACATTAGATAATCCGAATGCTTATGATACAAGTGATGATGATCGTTTTGGACATTCAGTATCAATATCAGGTAATTATGCTATTCTTGGAGCTTATATGGAAGATGACGCTAATGGTACTGGTTCAGGTAAAGCATATATCTTTGATGTGACGACTGGTGCATTAGTAAAAACATTAGATAACCCCAATGCTTACAATACAAGTTTGTCTGATTTTTTTGGCCGTGACACTATATCAATAGATGGCAATTACGCTATTGTTGGTGCTTTTGGTGAAGATGAAGCTGGTGGTATTGGTTCTGGTAAAGCATACATCTTCAAAGCTGGTTAATAAAGAAAGAATAAACAATGGCATTTCCAATAAATCCAAACGATAACGATATTATCGAACGATTCGGCAGAAGATTTAGATACAAAGCCAACAAAGGGGCATGGGATATTGTCAGTAGTCCTACTGTCGCTCCAATCCAAGAAGCTGCGCCCACAACTTCTTCTGTGACACAAGCAGTCGACTTACCTATGTCAGGAAACGAGATTGGTGCAATGTCATATGTTCAGGAATCTAATAGATTGTATGTCTGGAACGGCACTGGATGGTTTGAGATTGCATTGGTTAATACTAATCCTACTATTACTGCTGGAGGTCAAGCGTCATATACGTTAAACACCGATGGTACACCAACTGTTATTACTCTAACTGCAAATGACCCTGAAGGCGTTCCATTGACGTGGAGTTATACTGTTAGCAGTGGTTCGCTCGGTGGTACTACAGTTACGAATGTAGATAATGTATTTACCATTACTCCCAGTACTAACTCAGCAGATGCTGGATCGTTTAGTTTAACATTTACCGCATCTGACGGAGTCAATGTTGATACTTCAGTAAGCACATTCTCGTTATCGTTTGTTCCAGATTGGACTGCTGCTAGTTTTCTTGCTTCTGTAGGTCCATACACAGTGGAATCGTATGAGAATCCAACAAGTTATAATTTTGGATCGGCATTATCAATCTCAGGAGATTATCTGGCTGTAAGTGCATATAGAGAGCGACTTAGTACAGGATACGACTCCGGAGCAGTTCACATTATTAGTGCTTCAACCGGCGCTCTCATAAGCTCTATACCAAATCCAAGTCCCTATGATGGAACATATAATGATTGGTTTGGAGAAGTTATTTCTTTGGACGGCAACTGTCTTGTTGTCGGGAGTCCAAGAGATGATAAAGCTGGCGTAACAAATGCAGGTAGAGTGTTTATTTTCAAAACAGTTTCTGGTGATTGGACCGATACTACTTTAGCTCATACAATAGAAAATCCAGCATCCGGAACCAGCTTCGGGTGGTCTGTAGCTCTTGCAGGCGATGTAGTAGTTATTGGTCAACCGGACTATAACGGATCAAGAGGTCGGGCATATGTCTATAGCGCTTCTACAGGGACGATTCAGTATACGATTGAAAATCCTAATGCATATGCGGGGAGTCAGGTAGCCGATCAGTTTGGCAAAAAAATTGCAACTGACGGATCTAAAATTGTTGTGGGAACTCCTAATGAAGACAGTTCAACAACTGCGTTTGATCAAGGTAAAGTATATGTTTTTAACGCTTCATCAGGGGCGTTAATTTGGACATTGAATAATCCGAGCCCTCAGAACTCCGGAGAGAGTTTTAGGTATGATTACTTTGGCAACACAGTTGCAATATCGGATGGATATATTGCTGTTGCGGCTACAAATGAAGATGATGGGTTATACGATGATAATTGTGGATATGTGTATGTGTATAATTCTAATACAGGATCACTAGTATATTCTATAAAAGATCCGAATTTAATTGAACCGACATATTTCGCAGATTATTTTGGAAGATCAATTGACATATCAGGAGAATATATGATCGTAGGTTCCAATGAAAGGGCTTCAAATGGAACTCAAAATGTCGGGGCGATTTGGATTTTTGAAGTATCAACAGGTAATCTATTGTTTTATACAGGCAATCCAACTGGAAACGCAAATGAAGGGTTCGGAGTCACTGTAGCAATCTCAGGATTTTACGCTTATGCTGGACTAACTCGTCCAGGATCAGATATGGGTAGAGTCGATATCTTCAAAGCTGGTTAATATAGAAGAAAGAACATAAAATGGCATTTCCAACATCACCATCTAACGACGATCTTCATACAGAGTTCGGGCGTACATTTAAATATTCATCTGCATCCAATTCTTGGTCAGTTGCAACTCCGGATGCACCAGAAGATAATGCACTGACAACTCAAGGATATGTTGATGTGCAGAGTCTTCCTTTGACAGATGTTGCAGCTGGTTCAAAGGCATTTGTTCAAGACGGTAACAAGTTGTTTATCTTTACTGGCAGTGGTTGGTTTGAGATCGCTACTATCAACACAGCACCTACTATTACCGCTGGTGCTGATGCAACTTATGCATTGAACTCTGATGGTACTCCAACTGTTATTACACTTCAGGCGACAGACCCTGAAGGAACACCAATTATCTGGGGATATCAAGTTACCAGCGGATCGTTAGAAGATATTACAGTTACTAATGTGGATAATGTATTCACAATTACTCCTGGAACAGCGCCAGCAACATTTGATCTGGCATTCACAGCATCAGACGGTGTTAATATTGATACTTCAGTGAGTTCGTTTACATTAACATTTGGATCAGATTGGACATTAACTACACAACAAGCCAAGATACAAGCGTCTGATAAAGAAGGAAATGATTACTTTGGCTACTCAGTATCAATAGATGGTGATACGGTAGCTGTTGGTGCTTATCAGGAAGACTCCACTGGTACTAATGCTGGTGCTGTATATGTATTTACCAGATCTGGTACTACATGGACACAACAAGCAAAGTTAGCAGCAACTGATATCGGAGGGATTCAAAATGTATGGGTTGGTTTCTCAGTAGCAATATCGGGCGATACATTAGTTGCTGGTGGCTATCGTGCTAACGACCGTGGCGCTGCATATGTATTTACCAGATCTGGTACTACATGGACACAACAAGCTAAACTTATATCAACTGATATACAACAAGATGATTGGTTTGGTTACTCAGTAGCAATAGATGGAGATACAATAGTTGCTAGTGCAATGGGTGAAGACACTGGTGCTACTAATACTGGCGCTGCATATATCTTCACCAGATCAGGCACTACATGGACACAACAAGCAAAGATTCAGGCATCGGATCGATCAACAAGCGCTTACTTTGGTAGCTCAGCAGCAATAGACGGCGATACAGTAATTGTTGGTGCTTTCGGAAAAAATGCAGAAACTGGCGCTGCATATATATTTGCCAGATCAGGCACTACATGGACACAACAAGCTAAGATTTTATCATCCGATATACAGGCAGAGGATAAGTTCGGTCACTCAGTAGCAATAGATGGCGATACGGTAATTGTTGGTGCTTGGGGTGAAGACACAGGTGCTAATGCTGCCGGCTCAGCATATGTATTTACCAGATCAGGAACCACATGGACACAACAAGCTAAGATTCAGGCGTCTGATCCAGAAGCAGTCGATCTATTTGGGTACTCTGTTGCAATAGAGGCTGATACGGTAATTGTTTCTGCGCCGGTTGAAGACCCTGCCGGTCTTACTAGTGCTGGCTCAGCATATATCTTTACCAGAGATGGCACTACATGGACACAGCAAATCAAGATTCTAGCATCGGATAGAGCATCAAGTGATGAATTCGGTACATCAGTTGCAATATCTGGCGATACTGTAATTGTTGGTGCAAAATATGAAGACCCCGATGGCACTGGTGATGCTGGTGCTGCTTATATCTTTGTCGGCGGCTAATCTGGTAAAGCATATATCTTCCAAGCTGGTTAAAATAGAAACGTATAAATAGAAGATAAGAACAATAGGGAATTCAAATGGCAGTAACAACACGAGATGGATTAATCGATTATTGCTTAAGAGCGCTCGGCGAACCTGTAGTTGAAATCAACATTGATGACGCTCAAGTGGAAGACCGCGTTGACGAAGCCATAGAACATTGGAGAATGTATCATTACGATGGCATTGAGAAAATGTATCTAAAGCATCAGGTAACTCAAGACGATGTTGATGCTCGGTCTATTCCTATTCCTGATTATGTTTACGGCGTTACCAAGGTATTTCCAATTGCCGCTGGAACAGGTACATCAAAGTCAATATTCGATTTACAGTACCAACTTCGCTTAAATGATTTGTATGATTTAACCTCTGTTTCAGTTATATACTATAAACAGGTTATGGGTCATTTGGCGTTACTAGATCATACATTGAACGGTTCACAGTTGTACCGATTTAATAGACACACTGGAAGATTGTATATCGACGAATCATGGGGAGACAATATTCCCGTCGATTCATACGTTCTAGTTGAGAGTTATAGAGCTCTTGATCCGGCGACTTATCCTGCAGTTTATGGTGATCCATGGTTAAAGCACTATACCACAGCGCTTATTAAGAAACAGTGGGCAGTTAACATAAAGAAATTTAGTGGATTGCAACTTCCAGGCGGCGTTACGATGGATGGAGATAAACTCTATGCAGAAGCCATAGAAGAAATTAAAGAATTAGAAGATACGCTAATCTCAAAATCTGCTCCATTGGAATTTTTCTTGGGATAAGTAATGCGTAGCGTATATTTTTCACATGGAACCAAAAGAGAACAGCTTTTATTAGAAGATCTAATTATTGAAGCTGTTAGAATTTGGGGACAAGACTTTTTCTATATACCAAGGACACTTGTCGGTAAAGACAATATTCTCGGTGAAGATCGTTTGTCTGAATTTAGACATGCGTATCCTGTAGAGATGTATTTAGAATCGAATACTGGCTTTGAAGGACAAGGTGCCTTTGTAAGTAAATTCGGTTTAATGATGGAGCAGTCTGCAACACTGACTGTCCCTAAAAGAACATGGCAAAGATTTGTTGGACAGTATGGTCAGACAGTTTTGCCAGGTAGACCGGCAGAAGGAGATTTATTATATTTCCCTCTAACTGACGGTCTATTTGAAATCAAGTTTGTAGAGCATCAGGATCCGTTTTATCAACTTGGAAAATTGTATGTATACAGACTTGAAGTTGAACTCTTCCAGTATGCATCAGAGAAAATTGCAACTGGCATTGAGGAGATCGATGCGTTTGAATCTCTACAATCATTCGATGTAGAGAAACAGACATTCATTGATGATCAAGATCGTGTTGCCGATAATAACTTGTACAGACAAGAAGCTGCAGATATTATCTTCGACACGACAAACCCATTCGGTGATGTTATTGAAACTGCAAAAGTACGGTACTCTGAAACAGCAGACTCAACATCAATTTTAGTAGATTCGGATCTATTCACAGTGGACTTAGACTAACATGGCAAGACAAGTAATTGAAGTAGGCGCATCAGCAAACGACGGAAACGGCGATACACTCAGAGCCGCCTTTATTAAAACCAACGAAATGTTTGGCGAATTATATTCGATCCAATTTAGTCGTTTATATACAGATCTAATTGGAGCGCCAGAACTATTTAGCGGATCATATAATGATCTTACTGATGTTCCGCAAACTTCATTTAATGATCTTAGTGACCGTCCTGTATTTTTTGACGGTGAATTTTCTTCACTAACCAATCTTCCAACCACTTTGGCTGGTTATGGTATTACTGATGCATTTAATGGCTCATATAATAGTCTCGATGATTTGCCAATATTATTCAGCGGATCATATAACGATTTGACAAATACTCCGGATATTCCGGTCCTCGATCAACAGCTGTTAACTACCTCTGTTCCAGAATTTGCCGGAATTCAATTTGCAGATGGCATACAGTATCGTGCATATTTAGGCCAAGATTTTGGCAAATATGTGTTTACACAGATAACTGACGTAAGTGTTATCCTTGGCCAAGGAGCTTCAGGATCTTGGAGACCGTATACATATGAACAGGGTTTTGTATCTTCTGCGGCAAGTAATCCAACATTAGAACATATTCCTGCTCCAGATAGTACTGGAAAATTTAACGGATTTTACCAGAGCGGCGTATATGAAATTACTGCAGTATTTAGCGCAATAGGCAATAATGCTAGGTCTACGATGGCGGTTACTATTAAAGCTGGGGACGATGGAGCTACTGCAAATTTGGGCACAATCGGCACAGAATTTGATGTAGTAAATAGATCAACGGCAACACTAAGTACGATTGTTAGATTTACTAGTCCTGTGCTAGAATCAAACCAAATTTGGTTTACAGCTTCAGATACAGAAGTTGATGCTGCCGCAGTGAGTTATATTTCTAATGTTAACGTGACTATTAAGAAAATTGTCTAATGTTAAGTAACAATATATATTATCACCAGATCACGCGAAAGATTATCGTAGCTTTTGGTGCTCTATTCAGTAATATTAAAATTATTCGATCTAACGAAGGGATTGAAGTGCAAGGTATGGAAGTACCTATTGCATACGCTCCTAAGGAAAAATGGATTATGCGTATCGACCAGGATCCGAATTTGGATTCATATGTCTATACATCTTTGCCGCGGCTTTCATTTGAAATGACCGGTTTAACATACGATTCAACTCGCAAGGTTAATCGTATGAATTATATTTCGTGTGGTGATGGTACTGATACAGTGCAAAGAATGTATTCTCCAGTTCCATATAATTTCGAAATTTCATTATATGTAATAAGTAAAACTCAAGAAGATGCGCTACAGATCGTAGAACAAATATTACCAACATTTTCACCAGAATATACATTATCATTACAACCTATTACCGATAATGATTTGGTGGTCGATGTTCCAGTTATTCTAAATAATATTAGCTTACAAGATGATTATGAAGGTGATTTCCAGACTAGAAGATTCATTACATATACGTTAAACTTTACTCTTAAAGCATACATGTATGGACCAATTAAGGATGGTAAAGTTATTACTACTACTGTAGTTGATATGACTAATCCGGATACTGGTGCAGCTATAGGCAATTATTCTGCAACAGGTGATTCATCAACGGGTGATGTAACAAGTGATCTTTGGAATAACTTTTAATTATTAGTATCTAGAGATACATTATACCATATGGACCTGAATAAATTAAAAGTTTACAACAGTAATTCGAATCTTAAGGGGGCAGGTCAAGCAATACCGTTCTCCCAGCATGAAATCGAAGAATATTTGAAGTGTTCGGAAGATCCCGTCTATTTTATTCAGACTTATTGTAAAATTGTAACATTGGACCACGGTTTACAACCGTTCAATCTGTACCCATGTCAGATTAACAAGGTCAAAGTCATCCATGAAAACCGAAAGGTTATTCTCATGGAAGGACGACAGCAGGGTAAAACTACCACTTCCGCTGCATACATTCTATGGTACACTTTATTCCAATCAAATAAGACCGTTGCTATTCTTGCGAACAAGAAAGCAGCAGCTATGGAAGTACTTGATAGATATCAGACAATGTACGAAGGTCTTCCAAAATGGTTACAGCAGGGTGTTACTACATGGAACAAGGGTGATATTGAATTAGAAAACGGTTCTAAGGTATTCACCGCTGCAACATCTACATCTGGTATTCGTGGTAAATCGGTTAACTTACTATACGTTGACGAAGCTGCAATTATTCCAAACAATGTTGCCGAATCATTCTTCACATCAGTATATCCTACAATCTCTGCTGGTGAGACTACTAAGATTCTATTAAGCTCAACTCCTCTTGGATATAATCACTTCTGGAAATTCTGGACCGATGCTGAACAGGACAAGAACGGATTCGTTAACTTGTTTATTCCGTACTGGGAGATTCCAGGTAGAGATGAGAAGTGGGCAGAAGAACAGCGTAGACTTCTTGGTGAGATTAAGTTTAACCAAGAAGTGCTGTGTACATTCCTTGGTTCTAGTTTGACATTAGTTGCCGCGGACACTATTGCACAAATGGCACCGGCAGCTGCCGAGTTTTCTTCCAATGACGGATTGGATATATACGAAAAACCTAAAGAAGGTCATGTATACGCTATGGCGGTGGATCCTGCCAAGGGAGTCGGTGGAGACTTCTCGGCAATTGTTGTCGTAGATATAACACAAGTTCCATATCGCACCGTTGCTAAGTACAGGAATAAAAATATTCTTCCTATGCTATTTCCTACCGTGATACATAAGTTGGGAACCGATTATAATCAAGCTTATGTTCTAATAGAATTGAATGCTGGTGAACAAGTTGCCGACATTCTTTATAACGATATGGAATATGAGAATTTAATGTTTGTTACGCGTGATACTAAAGGTCAGAGCGTTTCAGCAGGTTTTGGTGGAGGTAAAACCCAATTGGGTGTATATACCGACAAGAAAACAAAAAGAATGGGCTGTTTTAACCTGAAAAGTCTCTTAGAGGGTAAAAAACTGCTAGTGAATGACGCTGATCTTATATCTGAAATTTCTACTTTCATTGAATCTAAAGGATCGTATGCAGCCGATGAAGGCTACCATGATGACTTAGTAATGTGTTTAGTTCTGTTTGCTTGGGCTTCTAGTAGTAATTACTTTGAAGATTTAAGTAATATAAATATAAGGCAAGCGATCTATGAGAATCATATGGCAGCAATTGAGAATCAGTTGACACCCTTTGGTTTTTATAATGATGGTCGAGAAACAGACGAAGAAGCTTCCATCCGACAGCTTCTTTCATCATAAAAACAGTGAAATTATAAATAATAAATCATCCGAGTTGGATTTTTAATAATAAGGAGTTGCAACATGCCTTTTCTAGTTAGCCCAGGCGTAGCAGTAGTCGAGAAAGACTTTAGTTCAATTGTACCAGCGGTCTCTTCATCTACCGGCGCTTTTGCTGGCCCATTTTCATGGGGACCAGTTAATTCACCATTGAGAATTTCTTCAGAAAACGAACTAGTTTCAAAACTAGGAAAGCCTACTGATGCGAATTATCAATCATTCTTTTCTGCAGGCAATTTCTTAGCCTACACGAATACATTATATGTTAACCGTACTGACGGTGATGGCCTGCTAAACGCTTCTAGCGTACAGTCTGGTCCTGTAGCTTCAGCGGATATTTCTATCACAGAGCAAGGTAGTGGTTACACTGCTGCTGAAACTCTAACTGCAACAGTAGAATTTGCTGAACCACTTATCGGCGGTTCAACAGCAGAAGGCACATTGATGTGGGAAGAGTACGATGCAATTAACGGCCTATGGCGCGTTAGCGGTATTCAACTAACTTCTGCCGGTGGTGGATACGTTAATCCACCAGCAATTACTATCAGTGATCCTGCTGCTGGTACTACTGCAACTGCTGCAGTATCAAGAATTGTAAAAACCGGCGTCAAGATCAAAAATATCGATGACTACCAAAATAATTTTTCTGAAACGCATTTGCATAACGGAGAGTTTGCTGCTAAGTATCCAGGCACACGTGCTAACGGTGTTACAGTATACTTGATTGATGCAAACAACTGGGCTTCAATGCCAGTTACAGTTCAGAAACAATTTACTGGCGCTCCAGGTACTTCTGATTACGCTGCTGTAAACGTTGGCGCTAATGCATTAGACGAATTGCACATCTTGGTTGTTGACAATTCTAAGGGCTCTTTTACTGGCGTAAGCGGTGCAGTATTAGAGAAGTTTGAATATGTCTCTAAACTAAGTGATGCTAAGAGATCTGATGGCACCAATATCTACTATAAAGATATTGTTAATAACCAGTCTAACTACTTGTGGGCACTAGCTACTCCAGCTGCTATTCAGGAAAAAGCTTTAGCTCTTGGTGTAACTTCCACTACAACAGATGATGCCGGCAATATTACTATTTCTGATAGTACTAAGTTTGCAGAGCTTTCAAGCTTCATGAACGAGTTCAATGCATCTAATAGTGCTGTCGAATTCAAACTAAGTCTTTTTGGCGGTTCAAACGAAGGTGTGCACACTATTTCTGGCATTACCACAACTACAGCTAACGATGCTATCACTGCATACGTTATTACAGTTACTAGTGAAACTATTGCCGAAACTGCTGCAGTAGCTGTCACTAGCGTTGGAGATGCATATAATTGGGGAAGTTCTTCTGACATCATAGTTGATAGCGGATTCCAATTGGCCGTTTTAAATTCTACATTTACTGATGGTGTTGCTTTGGCTGGTGGTGCTGATGGTTCAGCTCCTACTGACGGTCAAGTTCAAGAAGCATATGCAGCTTTTGCTAACACAGACGATTACGAAATCTCTTTAGTTGTTGCTGGTAATGTTTCTACAACGGTTGCAAACTATCTAATCACATCTTTGGCTGAAGTTCGTAAAGATTGTATCGTATTCATCTCTCCACGCAATGCTAGCGGTAATCATTGGATCACCTCTACTCAAGCCGGCGTAACCCCAGAAAATGCAGCGATTGCATACAAAAATGCGGTTAACGCTAGCTCTTCATACGGTGTTATTGATTCTGGCTGGAAGTACCAGTATGATGCATACAATGACAAGTACCGTTGGGTTCCATTGAATGGTGATACTGCTGGCTTATGTGCTCGCGTTGACTTTACTGCCGATCCATGGTATTCACCAGGTGGTTTCAACCGCGGTCAGATTAAGAACGTTGTTAAGTTGGGCTACAACCCTAACCAAACTCAACGTGATGCACTATACACAGAAGGTATTAACCCAGTAGTTATCTTCCCAGGACAGGGAACTGTTCTATACGGAGATAAGACTATGTTAGCTAAACCTTCAGCATTCGATCGTATTAACGTACGTCGCTTGTTCATCGTATTGGAAAAATCCATTGCTACCGCTGCTAAGTACCAGTTGTTTGAATTTAACGATTCATTTACTCGTGCTCAGTTCCGCAACTTGGTTGAACCGTTCCTACGTGATGTACAAGGTCGCCGTGGTGTTGTTGACTTCAAGGTTGTTTGTGATGAAACAAATAACACTGGCGAAGTTATCGATCGTAACGAATTTGCTGCTGATATCTACATCAAGCCAAACCGTTCAATCAACTTCATCACTCTAAACTTTGTTGCGGCTCGCTCTTCAGTAAGCTTCAGCGAATTAGGCGCATAATATAAGCAGGGGGAGACCCCTGCTTACTTGTATAAATACATATAACAGTTAAAACAAAGGAGTCTTAAATGGCTAGAATCTCAGATTTTAAGGCACAAATGGGCGGCGGTGGCGCTCGCGCTAACCAGTTTAGAGTGGAACTATCTTTCCCTTCTTACGTTGGTGTTAGTGCTTCTATCGGCCAATCGTCCCAATTCTTGTGTAAATCAGCATCATTGCCTGGTTCAACAATCGACAATATGCCGATTAATTACCGCGGTCGTGTTGTTAACATTGCTGGCGAGCGTACCTTTGCTCCATGGCAGGTTACCGTCTATAATGACACAGACTTTGGTATCCGTAACGCTCTAGAAAAGTGGGCCGATGGCGTTCAAAGCTTGACCGATACTACCGGTTTGACAAGCCCAGGTGCATATCAAGTAGATCTATTAGTTCACCAGTTAGATCGCAACGGTGCTACACTAAAGACCTATAAATTCGTTGATGCGTATCCAACAGAAATTGGTCCAATCGCATTGGACTTTGATACAACTAATCAGATCGAAACATTTGATGTCAACTTCACATACAACTACTGGACAACTACTGAGTCCACTGGTTACGTTAATGTTAACATTGAAATCGGTTAATTAGCAACTTAGATTGGTTTAAAATATAATGAATATATTTGGATTTGAAATCCAGCGTAAAAAGACGGAAGTCCAACTTACACCTGTAGCGCCAGCACATGATGACGGCGCTACCGTTGTAACATCCGCTGGTGGTTATTATGGCCAGATGATTAATCTCGAAGCGACGATTCGTTCAGAAAACGATATCATTCGTCGCTATCGGGAGATTTCGCAGTATCCGGATTGCGATTCGGCAATTGATGATATTGCCAACGAGGCGATTGTATCTGAAGAAGATGATATCCCTGTTGAGATTGTTCTAGATGATCTTAAAGTGTCTTCTGGAATTAAAAAGAAGATCACTGAAGAATTCTATCAAGTCATGAGGCTTCTAAAGTTTGACCAAAAAGGTCATGATATGTTTAGAAGTTGGTATATTGATGGTAGAATGTATTATCACATCTTGATTGATGAGAATAATCCCAAGAATGGTATTGTAGAACTACGTTATATTGATCCGCGAAAGATTCGTAAAATCAAAAACGTTAAGAAACAAAAGAATGCGAATGGCGTGGAGATAGTTAAGTCTATTGACGAGTACTATATCTACAATGATAAAGGCATTCAAGAAGGTGATGTAAAGGGCGTTAAATTACCAATAGATTCAGTAATTTACGTTCCATCTGGAATCACAGATCAAAATACAGGTATGGCATTATCATACCTACACAAAGCTATTAAATTAGTCAATCAATTAAAAATGATGGAAGATGCATTAGTCATCTATCGTATCAGTCGTGCGCCTGAGCGTCGTATTTTCTACGTTGACGTTGGAAACCTTCCTAAGATGAAGGCGGAACAATACGTCAACGACTTGATGAATAAGTTTAAGAACAAGGTTGTATATGATGCAACCACAGGTGAAGTACGAGATGATCGTAAACACTTATCAATGATGGAAGACTTCTGGATGCCACGTCGTGAAGGCGGCAAGGGTACAGAAATTACAACGTTGCCGGGTGGTCAGACGCTTGGACAAATCGAAGATATTGAATTCTTCCAGAATAAACTATTCCAGGCTTTAAATGTTCCAGCCTCTCGTCTAAAGGGCGAACAAGGATTTAACTTAGGTCGTTCGTCAGAAATTACTCGTGACGAAATAAAGTTTACTAAATTCATTCAACGAATTCGTAAGAAGTTCTCTAATATATTTTTAGATGCGCTAAGAGTTCAATTGATTGCTAAAGGCATTATCAACCCAGAAGAATGGGATGATATGTCGCAAGATATCCGCTTTGACTTCCAAAAAGATAACTACTTTGCGGAAATTAAAGAGTCCGAGATTACGCAGTCTAGATTGAATATACTTCAGACCGTAGATCAATTTGCCGGTAAGTACTACTCTCCAACATGGATCAAGAAAAATATCTTGAAACTAACTGATGAAGAAATTGAAGAGATGGATGAAGAGAACGAAGAGTATAACAAACAGCAAATGGAACTGCAAAGGCAACAGCTCGAAATGCAACAAGGGCAACAGCAACAGCAGCCAGAATCAGATAATACAGATAATACACAATTAGGAGGTGAAGATGTCTACAACCCGTAATTTAGTTGATGCTTTAATTAGCGGAGATTCATTGTCAATCGAAACTACGTTTGATGCAGCAATGTCAGAACGTATTTCAGGCGGCCTAGATGCCATGAAGATGAGCATTGCTAATAGTATGTTCAATCCGGCACCCGAAGCTGTAGAGGCTATTGCCCCAGAAGAAACAGAATAATGAAATTCATTAGTTCCATGAGAAAACCAAGTGATGACGTAGCATATAAAGGCCATGTCATCACTATATCCGAAAATAACGTATATGTCGATTCGGAACTAATATTAGAAGACTGCATCAGCAATGGTGCAGGTAAATTGTATGCTAAGTCATACATTGATTCTATAGTCGTTTTAGAGACTGCCGAAGTTGTTACTACGGAGTCTATCGTAAATACTGCGATGCGACACCATGGAATCAAGCTGACGAATACATTAGTAGAGTCATATAAAGAGTTAATTCTTGCAGGAGAATTTACTCTAGATCCGGTTGTATTAGAACTTAAAGAAGGTAAATCTTCTATTTACGGTAAAACCGAATTTATCTTAAATGATAATTCTGTGGTCGCAATCAATGAATCTACTATCAAAAAATTGCTATCTTTAAATGTAGATAAATATAAATTAGTAGATTTTATGAAACAGTCTAAAGACAACTTTGTTGCTGTAATACAAGAACTTGGAAGATAACTATGGCAAAACACATTTTAAAACTAACAGACAAGAAGGTTGCCGTTAAAGTAAACGGGACTGACGTAACTGAAACAATTACGTTGGCGTCCGATTGCAAATTAGCAGCTGAAACTATTGATCAAACACAATCAGTTAGCATTCTATCAATCACATGGATGGGAGCTGCGGGAGCATACGCCACAATCACGCGTGGCACTTCCGCAGTGCCGATTGCAATTGTTCAAGGCGAGTGCGCAACCACTATCAATTTTGCTGGATCTGAATTTTCTGAATCGGTTACTCCGACGGAAGATATCAAGATTGTCACTAGTGGCGATATGCAAGTATACTTATTGTTGAGAAAAGATGATGGTTACTCAACCGCCGATCCTCAGCAGTACACAACTATTCCATACTAATAGGAGTATTTCATGAAACTTATTAGAGAAGTAGTTGAATCCGTAAATTTAATTACGGAAAACAAACTAGGACAAGAAAAAGAATACTTCATCGAAGGTATTTTTCTTCAATCAGAATTAAAAAACCGTAATGGTCGTATGTACCCAGAGCCTACGATGGATAATGCGGTTAAGAGTTATGTGGAAAATTACGTTAACCAAAAACGTGCTTATGGTGAATTAGGTCATCCTGATACACCAAGTATCAATCTAGATCGTGTGTCACACATTATCACAGATTTGAGAAAAGAAGGTACAAATTGGATTGGTAAAGCTAAAGTACTTGCAACTCCTATGGGACAGATTGCTCGTGGCTTACTAGATGGCGGTGCTAATCTTGGTGTATCTAGCAGAGCGCTCGGTTCGTTAAAAACCAACAGGGATGGAATACAAGTCGTACAAGACGATTTTGTCCTTTCTACTGCTGCTGATATTGTCGCTGATCCTTCAGCGCCTGATGCTTTCGTAAGAGGTATCATGGAAGGTCACGAATGGGTTTATGTCGATGGGAAATACGTGGAAAAGCAGATAGAACAAACTCGAAAGTTAATCAAAAGTACTTCAACAAAGCACTTGACTGAAGTATCAGCTGTTGCTTTTGAAAAATTCTTGAATTCTTTAAAGTAATAAATAATATTAACACCATTGGATATATCCAATCAATAGGAGATTACACATGTCAATTGATCAAAAAATCGCTCAGCTAATGGAAGAGTCTGAAAAGCTCCAGGCTGAAGAGTCACAAGAAGTTGTTGCTGAAGAGGCAACTGAAGAAGTAGTAGCTGAAGAAGCCGCTACGGAAGAGCAAGTTGAAGTTGTTGCTGAAGAAGCCCAAGAAGAAACCGCTGAGTTATCAGTTGACGTTTCTGCTGACGTTGCTGCTTTAGTTAACGGCGAAGAACTTAGCGAAGAATTTAAAACCAAAGCTGCTACGATTTTCGAAGCTGCTGTGGTAACTCGTGTTAAGTCAGAAATGGCTAAACTCGAAGAACAGTTTGAAACTCAACTTGCTGAACAAGTTGAAGAAATCAAAGATGGGTTAGTTGAAAAAGTTGATGGATATCTCAACTACGTTGTTGAGCAGTGGATGACTGATAATGAAATCGCCCTTGAAAATGGCTTAAAGAATGAAATCCTAGAAAGCTTCGTAAGCGGCATGAAGGGTTTGTTCCAAGAGCACTATATCGAAGTACCTGAAGACAAGTTTGACATCTTAGGTGATATGCAGCAAGAGATTGTTGACATGAAATCTAAGCTAGACGAGCAACTATCTACTAACGTAGATTTGTCCGCCAAGTTGAACCAGATGGTACGAGTTTCTGCAATTGATGAAGTTTCTTCACAGTTAGCAGATACAGACGCTGAAAAGTTCAAAGCTTTAGCCGAAGAGTTATCTTTTGAAGACTCTGAAACTTTTAAAACAAAGCTTGAAACTATCAAAGAAAACTATTTCGGCCAGAAGCAGCAAACTGCCAAAGTTGATACTGTCGTAACTGATGAACCAGTCGAGCAATTAGACGAGAGCGTAAAAGCTCAAATCGACCCTCGCATGGAAAGATACTTAACAGCGTTTAGGTCATCTAAGTAATCTATTAAATCTTTTAAAGGAAAATATAAAATGGCAACACGTCCAGAATTATTGAAAAAGTGGTCACCAATCCTAGAAGCCGAAGGCGTTTCTAAAATTGGTGACCAATACCGTCGTGAAGTTACCGCTCAACTCTTGGAAAACCAAGAGCGTGCGATGCATGAAGGTGCTCAGGCACTTTTCGAAACTTCTTCTATCGCTAACCAAGGTGGTGGTTCTA